TTTTGAAATCGCTCGCTCGTAACTCTCCTGTGTCAGGCATTTCCACCATTGCGTTCATAAAGAAGTTGGGTAATTCAAAGTGACCAAACATATATTTGCATTCCATGTTGCCAACTTTTTTCCATTCGTTGTCTATTAACCACGGCACTAATATGGTGTCACCTATTTTTGTAATTTTGTTAACCATGGTAATTCCTGGAATAAATCTGCCAAATTCTACAGATTGTATATCTCTGCTGTCTTTGTAATATAAATCATGATTGCCTGGAAAAAAATAAAAGTTATCAAATGCTTTTCCTAATTTTTCTAAACATCTTATGGAAGCATCCATAGTGGTTATGTTCACACTGTTTCTGTTGTGATGCCAGTCACCACAAAATAATCCTGTTTCACATCCGTGTTTTTTTGCTAACTCGATATACCAATCAACGAATTCCTCACAGTCATCGTTGTGTAATTTAGAATTGGATTTCAATCCGAAATGAATATCGGTGAAAACTGCTAATTTTTTGAACAAAATAATCTCCTACTTTTCTTAAGAATACACGAAAGTGTTGTGTTTGTCAACTACTTTTTTGTTTTTTTGCTAACTTTAGTTTTTGCCGCTGATTTTGGTGCACCTGTATCGCCTGAAGTCTGTCTACTCATACTAGGCATCATATTGTTAATTTCCAAAATATCATCTCTTATGTTTTGATTACGTTTTTCAATATTAATAATTCTAACAAATGAGTTCGTAACTGCCGCGGTGTAGTAAGCAAACGGATTGTCTGATTTTGATTCATCAAACTGTAAACCAATCTGAGCTAATTGTAATATGGCTTGTCCTTGCATTTCATCATTATAAGTGTAACCTCTCACGTTACCTCTAGTGCCATAACGTTCGCACAGTTTCATCCACATTTTTGCTAACTCATTTGTGGCTCTGCCAGTGTCTTTATCAAATTTGCCGTTTTCCATTCCACCCTGCCAATGACTTTTGCCCACACATATTAGGTTGCCTTTTTTGTCATACTTCCAATGTTGGAATGGTGGAAAGTTCACTTTGATTTTGTGATCTGCCACGGTCTTTGGGTTCTTTTTTCTACCAGGTTCGTCTGGCACATGCTCAAATGACATCACTCTAAACACAACATCATCTTTATCGATTTTTCTATAATCTATTTGACAATCGCCCAATTTAGTCTTTGGATCCAGTTTTTTACGTCTTTCGTAGTCTTGTTGTGTTAATTTTTTGGCTTTATTTCTTTTTGCCTCAGCAATAGTTCTAATGTTTATTGCATCCACGCCTTTCACAATCATGTTGTATTCGCTGTATGCATCGTCTACAAAACTGCAAAACGATGCCTTAGATTTGTGAATCTCCGACAAAATGTCTTTGTTGTTTAGGTAATTGACTTTTTTCATTAATATTCCTTGTTATATATCTCTTCATTATAAACTACTCAGTTAATTTTGTCAATAAATAAATGTATGGCAGATAATTTTCTTAAAAAAGCAACTAGTTTGGTACAAGACAAAGCAGTAGACTTCAAAACACTAGGTGAGGGTATTGCTAAAAATACATCAGGCTTCTTAAACACTCAAATAGATACACTGGGTAAAACATTAGACTCAGTATCCAGTTTTGCTTTTGGTAAGGCCAAACGACTAAAAGGTGATCTAAAAAAATTCACCGACGGCAAATTGAATATCGATTCTGCTGTATCACAGGTCCAATTCAACTCAAACGGTACTGACTCAGCAAACGATCAAGATTGGCGTGTGAGTTTGTCGATGCCGCAGAGTATTAGAGATATGATAAACGGAGAAAAAACACTGTTGGATCCTTTAAAAGCCACAGGCAACAAATTAGTTTTTCCTTATACTCCAACAATATTAGCATCACACTCAGCCAACTGGAATCCGATGCAACCGGTACACACCAACTATCCATTTTATGCTTACGAAAATTCACGTGTGGATCAACTAACAATCACAGCACACTTTTATGTGCAGACTGAACAGGACGCTCGGTATTGGGTAGCGGCAGTACATTATCTGAGATCAATGACAAAAATGCATTATGGTCAATCACCAAACAAAGGTGCTCCACCTCCAGTGGTAAAATTAAACGGATACGGAGATTTCACTTTTAAAAATGTTCCTGTGATTATTACAAACTTTCAATTTGATTTAAAAGAAGATGTTGATTACATCAGCACAAAAATAACAACAGGTGAACAGGCAGTGGACACGGGCGATGCAGTTGCCTCAACTGGCGGAACCTATGCTTGGGCACCAACAGAAAGTATGATCACTGTAGGTGTTGTACCACAATACAGCAGAACAAAACAAGCACAATTTGATCTTAAAGATTTTGTTAAAAATGGCGGAACAACAGGGAGTGGATTTATTTAATGGCATTTTACACAGGTTCAAGTCCTTATGCATCGACACAAATTGTTGACGATCAATATCTCGACATAATGACAATACGTCCAGTGCCGGCAAAACCGGACGATGTGTTGTACACTGTCGAACCACAATACAATCATAGACCAGACTTGTTGGCTTATGACCTTTACGGCAACCAAAAACTTTGGTGGGTGTTTGCTCAACGCAACATGGACAAAATTTCTGATCCAGTTTACGATCTTATTCCTGGCTTAGAAATTTATATTCCACAAGGACCTGCTCTTAGAGATACACTAGGAGTTTAGCATGGCTGATTATCTAGACGGCTTTGACAAAGTTAAAGTAGTAACAGACAAAGTAAAAAAATCTAGTTCTACAACTGGTTGGAGTACTGGCGTTGGCGAGAGCGAAATAGGATTATCAGGTTCATTTTCTAAAACTAGCGTTTTAGAAAAAATTAATACACAAACAAGTGAAAAAGGTAAAACTAAAAAGTACACCACTATAAAAGAATTCACAAGAGATTATATTCCTAATCCATTACACGATTTTCAAACCTACAACACAGTCTTTACCATTGCGGCATTAACCAAAGAAGAAGTTAATTTTCCTGACATACTGTTCAACAAAATGCCTAAATTTCCTGTTGCACATTCCAGTGGTAAAGGTGATATCAAAGAAGTTACTTTTTACAAAGACATAGGAGTAAACCTTGAATATTTTGTAGATGAAGTGGACATCAATGCTATTGTGTCTCCAACACAAAAAAACAAACACACACAATTCACCACAATGAATTTCATGATAAAAGAACCGTTCAGTATAGGTTTATTTTTACAAACACTAAACATACAGGCGGCAAAAGCCGCAGATGACGGAGAAGTAAACTACACCAAAGCACCTTATGGGTTAATCATAGATTTTATAGGACTAGATGCTAATGGTAAAATTTTTAGAAATGAAAAACTACGCAAAGTGTTACCGTTTTATTTCACCAAGGCGGCTGTGAGAGCAGACACTTCAGGTGCAGTGTACGAATGCTCAGCAGTTCCCATCACAGAATATGGCACTATGACCATCAACAACAAAATCAAAACAGATATCACACTGTCTGGAAAAACCGTTTACGAAATGATGCAGGTAGGTGACTCCAGTCTAATGGCACAACTTAATTTTAAAGGCGACGATGATAAAAAAGCCAAGAAAAAAGAAACTGTATCATATGTACCATCAGATGATGTCGTTATATATTTTCCTAATAATCAACAAACAACTCTAACAGAATCACAAAGAAAAGTTGTTTTAAAAGATAGAGCAGTAGCACAATATGCCGATACAGGAGATGATGTGTCTTATACATCTGCATTTAAAACAAAATCCAGAGACAAAGCAGTTGAAACTTTGTTGGGCAACAATGTTTCCGTTACCAATGAATACACAGGAACAGGCGGACAAGGTATTAGGGTGTTTCAATTTAACGAAGGAGAAGACAATGAGTCGGGTCCATCATTTCTAGGCAACGATATTGGAGCGGCTAAAATGGCAATTTCTGAGAACAACATGTCAATTGTAGGAAAAACATTTCCTGATTTTGAAGAAAACTATGACAAACGTAAAAAAACATTCACAAGAGACAACATAACTCTTAACTTGAAAGAAATGACATTGAGCTTTGCTAAAGGGTCTTATATCACAGACATTATTGAAACTGTGATATTGTTGAGTGAATATTCATTGAACTTGGTCAAAGCACCTGATGAAATAAAAAACAAACAAAAAGGCACACATCCTTGGTTCAGAATAGTGCCCAAGTGTTTTGAACTTAAAGATTCGTTCCATGAAAATTTAGTGCACCAGAGCCCAAAAATTGTGGTGTTCAGTGTTGAGCCATTTCAAGTGCCAGATGATTTGTTTATAGATCCCACAACATATTCAGAAGGCACAACCACTATCAGAAACAACATTGTGAAAGGGTTCAACTATTTGTACACAGGAGACAACAAAGACATATTAGATTTTCAATTGGATTACAATTTTGGTTTTTACAATTCTGTACCAGCCAATTTGGGCAAGAGTGCAAATTCTTCTTCTGCTGACAAAAACAAAACAGACGCAAACAGTTCAACAGTTAAAGAAACAGTGATACACACTATAACACCAGCAAGAAATGATCTTAAAGGCACACAAACAGCCGCAGGAGTGAAAGGTGAAGGCTCGCAAAGCGGTGAAGGAACAGAAAATGAATCAATGGAATTAAAAATAGCCAGATCAATGAATGATAGAATCATAAACAGTAATGTGGATTTGATCAAACTGGATTTAACCATCATAGGTGATCCTTATTTCTTACCAACCAGCGGCATGATGAATTCAAATGAGCCAACAAAATATTTTGTTGATCCAAGAAGTTATTACACTGACAAAGGAGATTTAACTGCCACAGGAAGAAAATACATGGGCAATGGCAGAGCTGAAATCAATTACATAGACAGAATGTGTTATGTGGAAGTTAATTTTCAAACACCAATTGATTATGAAAAAAATGGTGACAACTTTATATTTCCCAATACCGGCGGATATGTGAATGGCATGGGAGAACATGTGAGACTGGGAGAGTTCAGCGGACTGTACAGAGTGATCACATTGGCAAATAATTTTAGATCAGGTAAATTTGAACAAACACTGACCATCATTAGAAGTGGTAACACAACAATTGATGCCAAAGAAGGTTCAAGTGAAAACACAAAACAAATACAAACAAGTAAACCGGTAGTAGAATAATGGCAAACAACAACAAACGAAAATCATTTGCAGTAGATCCTAAAAAAGATCAAGGACCTTTCGAAGCCATTGTGAGAAATGTGTTGGATCCTAAATTCAGTGGAGCCATTGAAGTTGAATTGGTTAAAACATTGGATTCAGGCAACAGAACAAACACAGGACAATTCATCACAGCAAAATATCTCAGTCCGTTCTACGGAACCACTGATGTGGCAGGACTTGCTAAGAACAAGGATCACAGAGACAGCCAACAGAGTTATGGTATGTGGTTTGTGCCACCTGATGTGGGCAACAGAGTTATGATTCAATTCATAGAAGGCAACATCAACAGAGCATTTTGGACAGGATGCATTCCACAAGAATTAATGAATGTGATGATCCCAGGATCAACACCTGCCATGAGCAACACAGACACCACAGATTCTGAACTGAATGAAGATCCTGCAGATGCAGACATCAGAGGCAAAAAAATGCCTGTGGGCGAACACAACAAATTAAAATTTGCAGATAAACCTGCAGACAAACCTTTACAGATCAAAAAACCCATCAACAGATTATTCAAAGCAGTGTTGGACAACCAAGGATTGATTGCAGATGAAATCAGAGGACTAACCACATCAAGTGCAAGACGTGAAGTGCCTTCAAGTGTGTTTGGCATAAACACTCCAGGACCTATAGACAAAGTGTTCACACAAAATAAACCAGTGGTCACAGCAAGAACAGGTGGAACATCATTTGTTATGGATGATGGAGATGACAAATTTATAAGAAAAACCAAAGCCAAAGACGGACCAATGCAGTACACCAACATTGAAATTGGTGATGATGTGATTGAGGGTGATAAAAATACTCCACACAATGAACTGTTTAGAATAAGAACAAGAACAGGACATCAACTGTTGTTGCACAATTCAGAAGATTTAATCTACATTGCCAATGCCAATGGCACAGCATGGATTGAAATGACTGCCAACGGCAAGATTGATTTTTATGCACAAGACAGTGTGAGTGTTCACAGCAAAGGCGATTTCAACTTTAAAACAGATAGAGATTTCAATCTAGAAGCAGGTAGAGATATCAATTTAAAAAGTGCCACAGTTAATCAAGAGTCCACAACACACAACTTGTTGACCACTGGTGCACAAACTGTGGAAGTAGGCGGCGCACAAACAATCACAGTTGGAGGCACGACCAATCATTATGCTGGCGGCAACATAAATCTTGATGTAGGTGGATTATTAAATCTAGCCAGTGGCATTGCTGTCGCAACACCGGTACCGCCGTTAGCGGCTTTCAGCCTTCCAGGCGAAGCAAATGAAAGCATCATGAAACGTGTGCCACAACACGAGCCATGGAGCCATCATGAAAATTTTGATCCAATGGCAGTTGCGTTGGCTAAAACAGACAGAAACGAACCGTCAGATATTGTGGTTGCAGAACCAATCAATATCCCAGACACATTTAAAAATGCGAGGACATAATGCCAGGTATTAGTAGAGTAGGCGTAGACACAGCAGTAGGCACAATAGTTGGTAATTTAGCACCAAAAGTTATTGTGGAAGGAGTACCAATTGTTGTTGTTGGAGCGGCAGTGGAAGCTCATGCACCTTGTCCAGTACCTCCGCACTGTGATGCCACTATGAGCGGTAGCAGTGCAAAAGTAAAAGCAAATTCAATATTCATATGCAGGGAAGGAGACGCGGCAACTTGTGGACACACCGCTACTGGTAGTAGTAAAGTAATTGCTGGTTAAATATCATTATGGCACACAAAAAATTATACAAAGAAGTCACAGTTACATCTGCTCAAACAGCCAAGACACCTGCTACACAAAGAATGTATAGAGGGTTAAGCACTGTGAATCCAGACAACACAACATTCAGTTTAAATGATATAGGATTAATCAAACAGGATTTATTGAATCATTTCCATATATCACAAGGTGAGAAACTTGAAAATCCAGAGTTTGGCACAATCATATGGGATATAATACATGATCCTTTAACACCGGATCTAGAAGAAGCAATTAAAGAGGATATCATCAAAATAATCGACACCGATCCCAGAATAACAGCGGACACAGTGATTGTAACACCATTTGAATCGGGGTTACAGATAGAAGTTGAACTAACATACGTCAAATATAATGTGTCAGAAAAATTAAGATTGACATTTGACGAAAATAATGGGTTACTGAATT